CCCAAGACCAAAATCAAAAAAGCACGAGAAAATCAAGATTAGAAAGTGGTGTGTTATAATTATTTTAAGTAAAGGAAACTTAATTTTATGGCACGGCATCACAACTCTTTCCAGAAACATCAATTTCTTAATGAATCTTTTTTAAAAGAATGGGCGCAAACAGTCTCTGCTCTTAAAGAACCAGCCTTGGCAGAAATATCTTTATATGAATTCTTTAAGGCGGCATGGCCTTATATTGAGGGTAATATGCCTTATGTTGATAGCTGGCATATTGAGGCTATAGCTGCGCATTTAGAAGCAGTATATAAAAGACAAATAAAGAAGCTGATCATTAATGTTCCGCCCCGCACGGGCAAGACCAATTTAATATCTGTAGCTTTTCCTGCATGGGTATGGATACATAACCCTAGTGAGCGGTTTTTAACTGTTTCCTGCGTTAATTCCTTAAGTCTTGAGCATGCACAGAAGAATAGATCATTACTCGAAAGTAACTGGTATCAGGATAATTGGGGATATAGATTCCCTCTTCTTAGAGACCAGAACGTTAAAAGCTTTTTCCAGAATACCAAAACAGGATATAGACAATCAACCAGCGTCGTATCTAAAACTGTCGGTAAAGGCGGTTCAATCATTATTATTGATGACCCTAACGACCCAGGGGACTTATCTGAAATAAAACGTGAGAACGTAATTAACTGGTGGACGCAAAGAATGTCTACCCGTTCAAATAACCCTGCTAATGACTGCCGAATAGTTGTCCAGCAAAGAACGCACGAGAATGATTTAACCGGTTATATCAGAAAGAATGACAGCGAGGGTGACTGGGTAGAGTTAGTGCTGCCGCTAGAATTTGAAGAAAAGCGCAAGTGTATTACTGTCCCTCTTGGTATAGATCAGGTTATTTGGGAAGACCCAAGAAATAAAGAAGGAGAGGTGCTAAGTAGCTTACGCTTTGGCGAGAAGCAGGTAAATGAGTTAAAAAAGTTACTTGGCTCTTATGGTTATGCAGGTCAATGTCAGCAAAGACCATCTCCAATTGGCGGTGGAATAATCAAGAAAAAATGGTTTAAGTTCTGGACTAGCCCCATTAAGCCTAAATTTGATTACATATTGCAAAGCTGGGATACGGCAATTTCCGATGAGCCTACAGCTGCATATTCTGCCTGTACTACGTGGGGAGTTTGGGGCGAGAAATCCGAAGATGAGCTATTTAGGATGATGCTACTCTCTAGTTGGCGGGGTCGTGTAGGCTATCCGGAGCTCCGAAGCAGGGCTCAGCGCTTAGCCAAAGATTATAAGGATATAGGCGAGCATAAGAACCCAATGCCGGCTCAAAGAACTGTTGATATTTGCCTTATTGAGGCAAAAGCAACGGGCGATCCTTTAATACGTGATCTAAGGCTTGGAGGAGTTCCTGCTATAGGCTACACCCCAAAAGGCGATAAGAATGCAAGAGTACAGAGAGCAGCACCTCTTATTGAGTGCGGGCTTGTATACTTACCCACCGAGGAGAAAAACCCTGAAAGACTAACTCCTATGGCCGAGGAGTTTTTAGAAACAGTGATAACTTTTCCAAATGGGGAATCAAAGGACTTGGTTGATTCGATGACGCAAACAATTTTGTACCTCCGAGACTTTGATACTTTAATTCATACAAGTGATGTTAAGGAAGATGAGATAATTACTAAACCTAGGAAATTATACTAATGGCAACAAGAAGAAAGCAAAAAAGAAAGGCTAATCCTGATTTATCTGTTACCGAGAACCTTGAGCCTGAATTTCTAAATTTGACTCAAGAAATGCCGATGGAAGAACAAATCCTACCACAAGAAACAGGTAGTTTAGATGAACCGGTTTTACCGGAAGAAGAAGCACTTATTTCCCTAGAAGATCAAATCTTATCACGTATAGATAACGAAGCGGAGGAATTAGCACCTGCGGATGCCGCCTTTAATAGTAATTTTGCAGATGATATACCAGAAAGCGTCAGAGATAAAATCGCTGCTTACTTAGAAGAGGTAACAGAAAAAGATACTAAAAACCGCGCACCATGGCTTGATATAATTGAAAAGGCTAAAACCTTACTTGGCTTTAAAATTGAGGAAATACAAGACCCAAATAATGTTAAATCTAAATCCAATTCCTCCATTGGAAACGCTGCCCAGATTAAGACTTACGATACTACTTTCTCTAGCAGCGTACTCAGGCTCTGGGCAACTCTTCGCTCCGAGTTACTCCCATCAACCGGTCCTGTAGGATTTAGGACTGATGTTAGTATGAGCGAAGATTACGAATTAAAAGGCGAGATGGTTAGGGATGCTTTAAATGAGTACTTAACAGTAGAAGATAAGGGTTTTTATCCAGACTACGATCGGTTCTTATTGTACTTAATTTTATATGGGTGTGTATTTCGTAAAATCTACTATGACTCTATTACAGGTAAGCCCTTGAGTAGGTTTATCATGCCAGAGGACTTTTTATTTGATAATAACTGCTCAAGTATTACCGAATCAAATCGTCTAACTCATATTAGGTATCTCTCTAAAAGAGAAATCCTTTTTAACATGCAGAGCGGGATATTTTCAAAAGTTGATCTTGATTACCTAGATAGCGTAGGAAGCAGCGATGGGGAAGAAGCAACGGACGATTTGAAACCAAAACAGGTAGACCCCACAAATTCCCGTTTTCCTTTTTATGAGACGCACGAATATCTGGTTTTAAATGATTTTTTTGACAATAACAATGCATCTGAAGACTATAGTATCCCACTACCTTACGTTATTACCAGATGCGGCAGCAGTAATCAGATCGTATCACTTACGCCAAACTGGGATGAAAACGATCCAACTAAAACAAGGATTAACTGCTTTATTCATTATAATTTATTCCCCGGGTTTGATGTTTTTGGACTGGGGCTTGCTCAAATACTTGGCTCTAATTCAAAGAGCTTAACTTCCATGCAGCAAATGGCGATTGACGCAGCTATTTTCCAGAATTTCCCGGGAGGGATGAAGGCTAAGGGAATAAAAACTACTAATAATGATTTGAATATATTACCTGGTCAATTCGTAACTGTTGAAACAGGGAATTTGTCCTTGCGTGATTCAATCATGCCACTTCCTTATAATGGACCATCGCCAGCTTTACTTGAATATATTAACCGGATAACTGCCCAGACACAGGAGCTAGCGTCTGCAACAGAGATGGGACTCACTGAAAATAATCAGAATACGCCTGTCGGTACTACGATTGCCTTACTTGAAGTATCCAATCGGATGCAATCGGCAATAATGAGAACAGTACATAGTAGCTTTAGCCAGGAGTTGCAGCTCTTTTATAAAATGTTCAACCTGCCATCACTACCTATAGACAAAGAGAGTTTAAAAGTAATCCCTGTATCTGATCCGTCTGTTGAATCTTCTACACAGAGAATAATCAAGGCAGAGAGTATTTTAAAGTTAGCTAGCAGCAATCCGGAGCTACATAACATGCGAGAAGTATATTTAAAAGTATATCAGGCACTCGGAGTTGGCGACATTGATAAGATACTACTTCCCGAAGCACCGCCAGAGCAGCAGCAGGAACAACAACCAATAGACCCGGCATTACAGGTACAGATTGCTGACATTGAGCAACGAAAACTTGAAGTAGAGTCAAAAGAACGGCTAGCTCACTTAAATATTGAAGCTGACGGCTATAAGACGCAAATGAGTATCGAGCTTGATAAGGAAAAACTGGAACAAGAGAAGTATTTAGCTGAATTAAAAGTTAATGAACAACAACAACTTGCTGAGCAGAAATATCAGATTGAACTTTTAAAGCTCCAGTTAAACGAGAAGGAAAAAGTAATAGATACGTTAACTAAGGAACAAGAAATAAACAGTAAAAACGAGCTTGAATTACTAAAGCTGGAATACAAAGCAAAAGAAGCTGAGTTAAAGGCACAAGTAGAAGCTCTAAGATCGCAAATTTCATCAACGCCAACACAAGAGGAGATTATTTATGGATAGGCAAAAAAGAGAGCTCGCTACTCGCCAAATGCAAGAGAGAGCCAGAGAAAAAGAAACGAGCTGTAATAAGTATGCCGCTGGGGGAGCGGCTAAAATTAGAAAGGACGTTGCTACAAAAAGCGGAGCGGCAGTAAAACCTAGAAATATGGGGAGGAGCGGTAAATGAACCGAAATAACATTTATAGCCGAGGTTCTTTTACCTCCGGCTTTATAGGAAGTATTGAGTCTGAGATTGATAGATACAGGCGTATTTTATGTAATCCGGCATCAATTTCTACGCTAGAGGATTACAAATATCATGTGGGATTAATTGAGGGACTTGAGAGTTCCCTTGAACTCTTTAACAGGCACATAATAGAGGTAAATAACAATGACTAACTGTGAAATAACCAATTACAAACCGGAAGATTTTAAAACCAAAGGCATTGATCTCCAAAGCTTTAATAAGGAGGTAATGATTGAAAGATTTAAGGAAGTATCGGTTACCGGCATTAACGTCTTAATTCTTATTTACAAACCCCCTGTTGAAGAAGTTACAAGAGGCGGAGTTATTATTCCGCAAACGGCCGTAAAGGATGACCTGGAATATAACTCAATGGTCGGGATGGTATTAAAGCTGGGCCCCGATAGTTATAAGGGCGATCAGTTTCCAAGCGGCCCTTACGTCAAAGCCGGAGACTGGGTCATATTCCCGCGTGGTTCATCATTGCAGTCAAAATATGAGGGTGAACCGATAATTATGGTAGAGGATTTTAAAATCAAACTGCTAGTCGATAATCCATCAAAAGTATCAAGGTAAGAATATGTTTAAAATAGATATTGAAAATACAAGCGACTTAAACGCTGCTATTCCACCTTTAAAAGAAGTAGCCGAAAATAAAGATTCAAAGAATGAAGCTAGCGAGGCAGAAGTAGAAACTAAAGACTTAGGGCAAGATACTCAAGGTGTAGATAGTAGCGATGATAAAAGCGATATTTCCGCAGATGTTTCCGAAAAAGAAGAAAAGCCTACTAAAACCTCTGCTCCTGACAAAGACAAGGAAAAATACTGGTCTAAATTAAAAAAAGAACGTGAAGAAAAGGTAAAGCTTGCTGAGCAATTAGAGCAGTTACAGCAAGAAAAACTACAAATGGAACAAATGCTCAGCCAAGCTATTAATACCGGTTCTACCCATTATAAGAACAATGTTGCCAGCGAACTTGAAATGGCTCAGGCACGGCTTCAATTAGCACTGGAAAACGGGGATGCTGCTGGAGTTAGCAGAGCTACTGCGGATATTTCAAAGGCGACCCATGCCTTAAATGAGGCATCTAGAATAGCCACTTTTCCTAAAGAAGAATACTCACAAGAGCATCTAAATCAGGTTCGAGCTAGGG